CAGGTTTGTCTTGTTTTTCAACCCAGTTAGGTTTTGTCTTAAGGGCATCTTTACGGAATTTAAGCATATCTTCGTTAGTTGCTTCAGCATCCGTAACTGTTACAAAGATGAAGGCACGTGGGATCATGATAGCACCTGAAAGGCGTGCTTCCATAAGGTATTTCATTTGGTTAAAGTCGATATCGAAATCATCGAATGTTACGACTTGTCCACCTTGAGATTGACCAAATACGTAGTCATTCAAGTTACCAATCAAGAATTTACCTTGAGGCATATCACGGAATTCGATTACTTCAGAACATCCGAAGTAAGATGCAAGGTCTGAGTTAGTTGCAAGACGGTTACCATCGCTTGATGCGCCATACAAGTAACGACCGTTCTTATCTTTAAGAGTTTTAAGTTTAGAAAGGTCGAATGGGTTGATGATAAGTGATGGAGAACCAGAACCTTGGTAACCAGGAAGAGTCTTGATTACATCATCAACAACTGACATCCAGTTTTGTGAAGTGAGTTTGATTGTGAAGAAATCATCATCTTTAGTGATTGGACGAATATGTTCTTCGTTGATTTTCTCTTTGTTTGGTTTACCACTAACAATAGCTTCACGACCATCACCAAAGATAGCGGCACGTACAAGCTCTTCTTTGAACTTGATTGATTGTACTTGTTTCAAGAATGAAACTGCATCAATACCGTTTTCGCGAATATCGATTACGTCATCACGGTCAATTGCTGTTTTGTGGATGACAGTTTGTGGTGTAGTTACACGGTAGTACAAACTGATAAGACGTTGGTTAAGTTTTTCATTACCTTTGATGTAACCACGTGCACGAGCTTGTTCTTCTGTCAAGTCAGCATAGATATTCTTAACATTTGGTGAAGATACAGCACCAAATTTGTTAAGGATAGCTTCAACGTTTTTAGCGTTAGGGTTGTAAGCTTGAATACCTTTTTGCAATTGAGCTGCTGGGAACAAGATATCAATGTTAGAGATACCATGTTGCAAGAATTCACCGCTTGAATCTACACCAGCCAAAGCACCTTTGATAGAGCCGCTTCCAAGAGCTGCTGCTTCACGCACAGCTACATCAGCAAGTTGTGCAGCATGTGTCAAAGTGTCTTGTTCTTCAATTCCATTTTGATTGAAATGATTTTGTTTCATGTCTACTCCTGAATGTTCAATTTCTTCTTCGTCTGTGTCTTCGTCTGTGTCGGCTTCTTCATTAGACTCCTCTTCAGACTCTTCGAGTTCTTCAACTTCTTCATCTTCATCGTCTACTGGTTCGAAGTCATCTAGGCTAGAGTTAGTCAATTCATCTTCTTCGATTTCACCAGCAACAGATTGAATGATATTGATAGCCATAGCTTGTTCATCACTAAGAGTTTCGATAACCTCAGCATCTTGTGGTGTAAGTGATTCTACACCGTTTTCAAGCATATTAGTGACTACTTCGGCTTGGTCTTCTGTGAGAGTATCAATTACTTCTCCAATAGTCGCCATTTGTTTCTCCTCCGAGTTGGAATGTTTCAACAAGTCTTGTGTTAGACCTGTAGTGATGAAAATTTCATCGCCGACTTGTCCGTCACCGTGAGTAAGAACCTCTTCGATGACAGCACCAGGATTTGCGCCCTTGAGTACTAGTGACACTTCATAGATTTCCCCATGAATTACGTCTTGTCCACTCTTTTGGATTTTACGAGCGCCAATTGACATTTGGTTCACGTCTCCGTGTCGCAAAAGTTCTTTGGCATCCTGACCACGTTCTGTTTCATTGAGATACCCGTAACCGTATACGCCTTGGTCGTTTGAATGAAGAAGGATATATCCGATTGTATCTCCTGGTTGAGAATAAGAATGTTGCCAAACCAATGGTACTTTTTCTCCAGACAATCCAGAGAAGGCACCATGACGAATTGTTACACCGTCTGAACATTTGAGGTCATTTTTCGTAACCCAACCAGCGAAATCGTAATTTTGTGGTTTCATTTGATACCTCTGATAATGTTGTGTTTACGTTTAAGATACTTAGCGTTCATCTTAGTATCCATCTTGTAGTAACGTCCTGCAAGATTACCTTTGTTGGTCGCTACAATCTTATAGAATTCGTAAGTTCTATCTGGCGAAGTTTTAGAAATGTTGTAATACCCAGACTTTTCAGCTTGGGATTTGAAATCTTTATCCTTCTCAAATCGACGCATTAGTTTGTAATCTGCACGTTCTCTCTTTTTAGAGAGTTTGTTCATCTTCTTACTAAATTGTTTCTGTTGAGGAGATACTGATGATTTTCTTCTAAACCCCCACTTCATGCCTAAGACACCGTGATGCTGGATAAAATTAGCATCACGCATAAGAGAACCAAAATATATTTTATTGTCCATTTTGATAATCCTTTATTGTTAAAATCCACCCATATGCATACCCATAGACATCGTATTGATATTGTTTATATGATTTGTCATATTAAAATTGTCAACCATATTATTATGATTAGCAATATGACTATCTTGCATACTCATATGATTTGCAATAGCTATTCTATTGTTTTCAAATAAATGATGCTTATAAGAACTTTTACGCTCCAAAACCCGTTGTCTGTCAACGATATGCATATCTTTATCAACACGTTTCTGGATTTTAGCTGCAGCTTTTATTATTTTACGACGTCTCCCCCACTTCATACCCAAGATACCATGATGATTAAGTTGTTTTTTCTCGTCTATAATAGAACTAAAATACACTTTTTCCATTTTGATACCTCTAATATTCTATAGATGTTATAATACGTCTGCGACGTTTAAGCTGTTTATCGTAATTAACAAAAGATTGATGGTCATATTTTTCACCCAATGTAGTTTTACCAGTTTTAACATTTCCAGCAATTGTATCGAAAGCAATTATTTGGTCATGACTATCTTTTTGAAGTTTGTTATAATCAGTACCAGTTTTCTTTTTATACTGTTTTGCTGCTTTTTTAAAGCCTTTATGATTTTCAAACTCGGTTCTAAGCGCATCATCTTCAAGTTCATCTTTCTTATATGATTTCAAAAGAGCTTTACCTATTTTTTGACGATAACGTTTAGAACGCTTTGTGCCTAACATTGTGGCGATTGGATGATTGTTTTTAGAAATAGCTTTAGCTTCTTTCTCCACGGTTATAAGGTATTTACGTTTTATAGGGTCTGACGTTTTTAATCCATATCGATTTTTACGTCTACCCCATTTCATTCCTTGAATACCGTAGTGATGCAACTCATCTAAATTGTTTTTTTTTTTAGAAACAGTAGATAGAGCAGCTTGATAATCGAAAGTCGCAGATTGTTGGATATTGTTCTTACGTTTCTTACTCTTGTAGTAAGATTCATTTTGAGCTTCCAAATCTTTAGTACGACTAGCATTACGACGACGAACAGACTCACTAGCAGATTTGTTAGATTCGTACATGTTCTCCATCTTACGAGTATTATTCTCTTCGAGTTTAGAACCTTTATTACGAGAACCAATTCGTTTGTTCTCTGCTTCAAGGTCTTTAACACGTTGATTCCACTCGTTGTACTGTTTAGAATTCTTACGACGCTCATCAGGAGATTTAGACATGTGGTTTTTCATCTTACCTTTGTATTTACGAATAAGAGCATCATTACCAGACTTCATATCACCGTTACGGAATTTCTCACGAGTGTTTTCACCGATAGCATCACGAGAACGATTCTTTTCAGATTTCTGTTTAGCCTTAATATCTCTACGTGTTTCATTACGTTTGATTTTAGCTACAGACTCTTCAGCTTTCTTACGTGTCTTGTTACGTTTTTCACGTTTATCCATAGCTTTACCACGAGCGTTGTCAATCTTACGCATTTTATCTTTTTCAGATTTAGCTGCTTTACGATTGCGTTTCTCGCGTTTATCCATGGCTTTACCGCGTTTTTCATCAAGCTTCTGAGACTCAGACTTCTTATACTTACCTTGACCGTAACGTCTATCAAGTTTGTCTTGAATACGTGCTACAAGTTTCTTATCGACTTTACGTTTTTTATACCCAGCAGCGGCCAATGCTTTATCGCCAGATTTCTTACCAAGAGTACCAGTTGTTGTTTTAGAAGTAGTAGGAAATACAGTCTTCTTAGCAACTCGGATAAAATTACTTGCTGTCTTAGAAACGGCTTTAGCTGTAGGTCGAACCATGTTGGATGCTGATTTAGCTGCTGAACTTACAGTCTTCTCAGACTTCTTGTACAGGTCACCAAACATGTCCATAACAGAACGTCCAGCACGACGAGCTTCGCTTACACGACGTTTAGCCTCTTCAGACCATTTACCGCCATGAAGGAGAATCTCGTTGTTAGGGTCAATATCTCTTACTGACCATTCTTGTTTCTCCATTATTACCTCCTAATAGGATTACCTGCTTCATCAACAGGATTACCTTGATAGTCTACAAAGTTACCATTCTCATCTTGATAGACATACTGACTAGGGTCATCTTCACCCATACCAGTATCAGCTTCTTGTCCAGCAGTTGCAATACCACCCATTTGATTACCGTCCGCAATATTACGGTTGTAAAGCTGGTCAGCCAATGGATTAGGGTGAGGTTCTTTACCAATGAATTGACGAATCTCATTAGGTGTAAGAATCGCATTACGAGAGAACAAGTCTGCAGTATTGGCAAGTTGTTCAATAGGAAGAATCTTAAATGGGTCACGATAGAACTGAACAATTTGTCCTTGAGTACGAGCTGTTTTGCTAATAAAAGCAACATTGACTGCATCCACAATAGCTTGTAGAATTGGATCAATTACTCGGTTGTAATAAAGGTTAAGCTCTGCCCCAGATTGAGTACCATTGATAATGTTCTCAGTGATACCAATTTGGTTGTAGAAATCTTGCTTAAGTTTATTAATATCCTCAAGAGTATTGTTCTGTATGTTACCACCAGTTGGAATGAATTTCTCATTATTATCCAATGTAGCCAATCCATAAGTAGATTTACTCATCTCAGCTTCCAACTGTTTACGACGTCTATCCGCTTGTTTCTGATGATAGTCAGAGTTTGTCTGGTAAGGAAATTGGATAAAACCATTAATCTTACCAGCCGCGGCATTTCTGTCCTCAGAATTCATCAAGTTAATCTTCTGTTTTAAGAGTTGAAGAGTTTGGTTGCTATCTTGTAGAATACCACTAAGGGGAGACTCGATAATAGCTATATCTTCTTTCTTGAGAGATTGTTCGAATTCCAATCCAGTGTCTTCGTTGTAATATCGCACCTTGACGCAGTCGGTAAACCATTGTGTGATTTTACCGACACGAACCGACTCAACATCGAAAGTCTTTTCACCATCCATGACTTTATCGGTAACGGTTGGGACGATAGCGATAACACCTTCATCTAGTAGAGACCACACCAAATCAATAATGAACGCTCGTCCAGTTTG